ATGATGATCAGCGGTTACTTCGTGTATACAGGTTTAACGTATCAATATACTTCGAAAGATAGTACGGCAAAATCTGTCCCAATTGTCGTCCGGCTGGCGGACTGGAAAAAAGGGTTTAAGGGAGTAAAGTTTGAGTAACAAAAAGGCGACCTCAACGGCCGCCTTTCTTATTCCACCACGATATCTGGTACCACGCCTACGTCCTCAATCAAAAGGACGCCAGAATAGATTTCCAGATAGTCATAGATATAATCCTTCTCCGCCTTCGTAGCGTACTCTGCAATTACCGTCGGGGCATTTTCCAGCATCTCTTCGGCCTCTTCCGCACTGACACCCAGACAGCCCTGGAGGGCATCTTTCAGGACGGCCCGCTCGAACTCATTCCGGCCGGTGCCGACAAGGGTGATCTTGTAGTGAGGGAACCAAAGGTCGTCAAAAAATACGAATTCTTGGAGCGTGGCTCCAGTCATCCGACGGTTAACGATATCCAGGTCTCCGCCGGTGAGCAGATGCTGCCGGCCTTTGTAGGTGTAGATGTCGTTAAAACGCGGGTCTTCCACATGAAGGTCGCCGGTAATAAGGTTGTTCGCCTTACCACGATAACACAGCAGCATTTTTGCTGCCAGAACAGAGAATTTCTGGTAGTCGCCACCGTCTTCTTTGAAGATGGCTTCGGACACTGGCGCGATCATGCCTGACATGTTTTTCGGACCGTAGACTATATTCCTAACGATATTTGGCAAAGCCATTTCTTTCGCATATTTCATAGTGCCATAGTCCAGATTCCGCTTCATTTCGACGTTCGCTGCATCATCGTAAATTGTGGTCGTCTTGTCGGATTTCGGAAGACTGTCCTGTAGATTGTCGCTGATTTCAAGGGCTGACAGCCGGGCAAATATGCCCAGGTCTATTCCGGAGGAATCTGTCTGCTTGAGCGTTTGCCTTTGTTTATACCAGACGCCTCGGACGTACAGGCGAAGTGTCCCGTCGACAAGATTACCGGCGGCTAGCTGGATGGAAAATTCACTGGTGTCAGAATGGCCGATAGAGCCATCTGATATCTCTTCTGTCAGGATTTGCTCGCCTTGAACCCAGGTGTTTCCATTCCAGAAATACTCATCAGAAGTGTCTGTGTGGGTGAAACTAACTGCGTATTCAACTGTTTTAAGAATCAGCCAGTTATACGGATAGAAGCCTTCCATGTAGTCGATATCCCAAAGAACAGACGCGGCTGCCCCTGTCGCCCTTCGGATTACCACTGGTTTACCTAGAACAACCTTCAGGGTGACGTCCTGGCGTTGTACATTGGTCTCAAATATGGCTATCCGGCGCTGGTTTTCACCCAGCACGTTCGCCGCAATGAAAGACGCCTTTTTCCAGTTATCGCGCTCGAGATCGACCAAATGAAGGTTACGGATATCGCCCGTCGGACTACCGGCGTCGCACGACACTTGACGAAGGGCAGACGGTTTGCCCGTAAGGTTAGACCAATGCGCGTCGTTTTCGATAGGCCAGGCGACCGCATTGAATTCGTTGTACAGGAGCAGCGAATCGGGTGCATACGCGTTCGATTCGATTCGCATCCGATGCGTCACTGGCGTGGAACCGACAGACGTCGCCGGCCACAGGGCCTGAGGGGCTGCGTCAATATCGTATTTGACAGTCTCAATGATGCGCTTGCCCATCGGCACGATCTCGCGGTGGCCGCTGCCGCCGGTGAACTGGATTTCCTTTCTGGCGAGGGCCTGCTGGCCTTTCTTATAGGGCAGCTGCCTCAACGTGCACAGGACAAACGAATTATTATCGTCGTAGCGAAGGCAAAGGCAGTAGGCTTCGAGAACGCCTTCGAGCGCTTCGTACCAGTTTTTGCCGCGAAGGGCAGACACGTTCAGGCGGGCCGCGTCAATGTCGAATTCATTATTATTCGTATCGGCTACCTGTAGGTCCAGCTCGAACGGCTTCAGCGTCATGGCAAAGTCGATTTTTGCCAGGGCCGCATTAACCAGCTGGCGGATGGTGATCATGCCATCAGCATCGCCGGTGGCATCGAAGTCGAAATCTGCCAGATGCCCGATGTTATCCCGTGCCACCACGCTGATCATTCCGCGGTAGTTCAGATCTTCGGCATAGCTGTCAGGGGTGACGTATCCGGTCCACCGAACTACACCAGCGTCTTCGATAACGACCTTGAACTTCGTGGCGTCAGGGGTGTAGAACTCTTCCCAGTGCCCGAACTTTTCGAAGTCGTAATCAATAATCGAATGCCCTTGCCGACGACGCTTGTGGGTGTCTGGAATATCCCAGGCGTCGGCCATCCTGAAGGTCAGCGAGGTCTTTATAATCGGCGAATATGCGTCTGCATCTGATCCTTGAAGTGTAAGGGTAGCACCAGCGAAGGTAGAGATGCGAGGTACCGTAATTTCTTCCGGTTCCGGTACGCTGTCGTCCACCTTTTCATAGATGTCAAGGCGGACCGGCGACCCGTCTGCCCGGGCTCCAAACCAAAAGTATTTGTGGATATATTTCATAACACAATTAACACAATTAATACAGTTTATCGGCCCCAGGCGGCGATGGTCTTCTGGCCGCTGATTACAATGTCATTGCCTTTCAGCTGACCTTCAACGTGGATGGTCAGCTCTGTAGCCTCAACACCGGAAACGCGACTTGATCCACTGCCGGAATACGAGGCAGCCGTTGAGGTGGCTCCGCCTCCACTTGCGAGGGCTTGCAGACCGGATTTCGCTGCGGCAGCGATCCCTATCAATGCCGTGCCCGCAATGATTGCCGGAATACCGTTCAGCGTAGCCAGCGAATCCTTGAAAGCCTCGACGGCGAGGCCGTTTGCCAGGACCATCTGGCCAGCCTTCATAACGGTATCGGCCAGCGGTGTGAGCAGGGCAGAGAAGATTGCGCCCGGGTTGATTTCCGTCAAGCCAAAGAGCTGGTCTGTCATTTGCTGAATCGAATCAGAAAAGCCGTACACGAGCGCTGCCTTCAGGTCTTCGTTCAGCTGTGCGGTTATCTCCCTTATCCTTTGAGCCCAGGCGGCGTATTCGTCTGCGCTTGTTTTCAGCTTCTCAAACCTGGCATCCCAACCGGCAAGTCCTCCCAGATCTGTTGATACACTGACGTCCTGTCCAAGGCTGGAGACGATGCCGGGCGCGAATGCCTGCCGTTCGACGGCAGCCGTGGCAGAACCTTTTCCGCCGACAGTCATCTGCTTCTGGAGACGAAGCAGGGCGCGCTGTTCATTCGCCTGATCGCGTTTAAGTTGCTCGACCTTCGATGCGGCAGCGAAGGCGGCATCCTCCGCCTCGACCGACGAGCTCGCTAGCTCGTTCATTCGTGCCATTTTATCCGCCAGATCTTGCTGCAAGGGCAGAAGGATCTCGTATTTTTGGCGGATCAGATCTTGCGCCAGCGCGAAGGCTTTCTGACGTTCTGCCAGGGCCACGGTGGTGTCCTGGGCGGTCAGCCTGGCCTCCGCTATCTGGGCGTCAAGTGCAGCGATGGCCGGGTCGTTTTTCTTTTGCTGGCGGCCGATATCGAAAATTTCAGTACCCAGCCGCTTCGCCTCATACGAACGGCTCCTGGCTTCCGGCATATTACTACGTCCGCCAAAGAACAGGCCTTTGATTGCTGCAGAAAACGATTTCGCCTGGTCCTTCTGGTCCTGCCACCACTTGCCGGAGCCAGTTTGGTCAGACATGAACTGGGCGAAGGTGTCCAGCGCGGCGTTGACGCCTGCGCCATAGCGCGCGCCTTCGACAGTTCTGGAAAAGCGTTCAGCTTCGCTATTCAACTCTTTGAAGCCCGCCACCACGGCGGCGATGCCGATGCCGGCCAGGGCACCGGCAAGCCCGGCGCTGGCGGTAATAAGGCCGCCGATCGCCTTCGATCCGGTACCACCCGCGGACTGCATTTGAAGGCCCATCCCGCGGAAGGCGCTGGTCAAGTCGCCGATTTTGCCAATATTGATTCCAAGCGCGGAGGATAGACCGGAAAGGGCATTCGTGCCCGCCTTGTTGAAGGCTGCCATGTCCTTTTTTGCACCGTTCAGGCCTTGCTTCAATCCTTTATCATTGATCAAAAGCCTAACAAGAAGGTCGCTCTGATTTGCCATTATAGAATAGTTTATAAATTTCTGTTAACTGTTTGATTTCAAAAGGTTTAATCCTTGACGAAATCTTCTTCTTTTTCTCTGGTTTGTCCCAGGGGAATGGAAACATTGCCTGAGGCGTTTTCGGTAGTTTCTTCGCGTCGGTACCAAAGGAAAAGACGGCATTGTAGAATGCCTGCCAGCGGGCGATCTCCCACTCCCTTTGAGCGTGACGTTCAATTCCACGCATTAAGGCCCGGTATTCGTACATAGACGTCTGCCAGGCCTCTTTCTCACTCTTTCCACAAAGACCGATCAGATCTGCGGCAATAGCATCGTAGTCAACGTTAATGCTTACACGCCTTTTGCCTCGTCTTTTTTTTTGCCGTCACCGTCTGCCAGAACCTCTTTGAGGCTCTTGCCGGTCAGCGCTTCGATAGCTCCATCCACCAGCTGCATGAAATCCTCGCTGTGTTCGGCAGCCCAGGCAGCTACGTCGATATAACCGACGGGCAGATCCGGTTCGGCCGGGTTGTCAAAGCGCTTTGCCTCCAGGGCATTCAAAGCGGCTAGATAAACCAACTTTGCGTAGAGCTCCAGCACCTCCGCCAGATTCTCTGCGTCGGTGATCTCGATGGTGAATCCGCGGCGCTTCGCCACGGCATAAATTGAAGGGGTGAATAGGAGGTCGATTTGACGGCCTCCTATTTCCAGAATCTGACGTACACGCGCCATTATTCGCCACCTCCTTCGCCATCGCCTTCAACGGCACCGGCGCCCTGGTCCTCCAGAGAAGGATAGTGCACGGGCTCTCCTGTCACTTGCAGGTCGATGTTACGGGATGCGACGGCATCCTGCGGGTTGTCGTCGTTAATCGCGGTGATGATAGCCTCGAAGGCGTCACCTTCTGCGGGGGCACCGTTGACCAGTTCGCCGATGAAGCAGAACACAGGCGTGTTCTTATGCAGCGATTTCAGCAGCTGGTGCTGCCCCTTCGTAGCATCGTTATCAAGGTTGACAGTCGCCGATGCGGTGGCAGATTTCTTTCCGGCCAGGAACTTGGCCCATTCGATGTCTTTGTCTGTAACCTCGATCGTGTTCGCCGAACGGTTAAAGTTGTTCGACTGTTCACCGGCCAGCCACGCGAAACTCGCGTATTCGCTGGTGGTCAGGTAGATTTTACGTTTGTTACCTACTTTTGGCATAATGAATAGATTTTTAATTGTTTAACTATTTGTCTACTGTGAAAAATTTCATCTGGATCTGCTGTACGAATGCCTGATCCACGAAGTCCTCTGATGCCCCTGTCACGATTGCGTCCACCACCTCGAAATCAGGGTAGTCGGCCTCGAGGCGATCAAGGGCGTTCACGACGGCCTCGCCTAACTCCATGCTTTCGCGGTAGCTTTGCGCAACCGCGTAGATGGAGACGTAGCTTTCTGCCTCGACCCGGCCTTCCTTGTCATAATCGGCGGTAAGAGATGTCCGCTCGAATACGATGAAAGGGTAGGCGCATTCCTGAACGGCGGCAAGGGGAAAAATGCGGTCGGACACTTTGCTGGTCACCGAATCATTTGCGGTTAAAACCGCGGAGATATGTTTGGCAATGCTTATCATATTCTTTTATTTTGCCTGGCCGCTGGCCAGTTTGTCAAGGCGTCTGAGAAGCAAGTCGGATGTCTTTCTAACCGCGGCTTCTATACCGCTTTGAGCAGCTGCCCGAAAAAACGGCTTCGCAGGGGTCGCACCATGCATCTTGCCATTTCGGCCTTCGCCGGCAGCTGTGCCGGCTTCGAGCCACTTCAGGATAAACACCTTTCGGCCGCGGCCTCCGCGCTTCATGTAAAAAGCCTTCAAGATGTCCACCCGGCCGCCGACGGATTTGCGGTAAGCCGCATACCGTACGCCGGAGGTGCGTTTTTCGCTATTCGAGGTGACGGCTGATGCTCCTGCGATAACCGCTTTGCGGATGATTGCCAGCCCGTCTCTGGTAGCCTGCGCAAACGCCTTCTGCGTGTCCTTGCTACCTAATTGCAAGGCCTTCAGGCGTTCGTTCACCTGCTTGTCATCGATTTGTACCTGGACAGCGTCGTTTGCCATTTTCTTTACAAAAAAAGAGGGGTCGGGCTTTCAGGCCCAGCCCCTCATTCATGCAAGTTAACACCTATCTATGCGTGCGTCTGTGTGACGGTCACGTCTTTGTAAGCCTCGCCGACGGCTGCCTTGACGCGAACGGTTGCAACGCGATCGGCCTCGCCTGCGTTAGCCGTACGGGTGAAGGTCACTACATTGCCCTGGGCGGAAACGGTCAGCCAGTCGCTGTTCTCGCTGGTCACCTCGGCGGTCACTGCACTACCGTTGGAGGTGGCGTAGGTCCGATCGTTAGAACCGGCACCGGCACCGGCAGAAATGCTGGAAGCACCGGACACGGTATCCGGGGTCACCTG